GCGATTGATGACTGATTGACTCCCATGTGCTTGTTGAAGACGTAGAAGAGCACGTTCCTCCATGAGGAGATGTAGTGGCTCGGCCTGTTCTTCAGTACCAATTCGATTGAGATTGGCGGATCAATTAGAGATAGGATTTGTTTCGCCACGGCAAGATGAATCTCGCCCATGTCCTGACTTTTCGGCTTGAATAATTTCATGTCTTGTTCGTTCTAATTTTTCATCAAAAACAAGTCAAGAATTTATCGCCATAATACTTCTCTTTATTTTTTCCTCATTAAATTTCCATGTGATTCGGCAGCATGCCTCGTACCGATTCATCTTCATCCCGAACATGGATTCTGTGGGATTGATTCCCAGAATTGCAGCCTGCTTGTCAGACAGCGGCTCGTTCAGCCAACGCTTGGATTTTTTGGCCGCAGTCGCGTCACCGAACTCGCGGAGAAAGTCGTCTGCCATTGACAGCGCGTTCAGACGCTCATGGCTCATCGTGACAAGTTTCATTGTCTTGCGCTCACCGTCGAGGCGGAAGCCGTAGGCCATCCATGTGCCTTGAAAATTAACGAGAATCGCACTTGCTGTCATTGCTTCTGCAATAATGACCTGGTTTGTGAAGATTTCCTCCCATCTATACGGCGACAGCTTCAGGAGATCCACCTCGGTCATCTCGAAATTGCCATATTGTTCCTTCTCGGCCTTCGGCCCTGTCTGGAACTCGTACTCGCAGATCGGACACGTCTTGCACCCAGATGGTATCTCGGAATTGCACTCTGGACATTCCTTCGTTGGGGCCTCGCCATCTTTGAAGACATTCTCTTCGATGCTGGTATTGGCCTCCAGACTGCCATGCGTGAGAAGCGATGCCCCAAAGTCGAGGATGATGCAGTCGTCCTTGATGAGGCCAGGGTAGTTCTGCGGCTCAGAAATGGTACGCAGACCGCGACCGATCATCTGAATCATCGTCGAGCGGTGCATCGACGGGCGATTGAGGATGACGCAGCCAATCCCTGGCTCGTCGAATCCCTCGGTGGCCACGGCGCAGTTCCAGACAACGCGAGTCTCACCTGTCCGCAGACGCTTCCAGATTGCTTTTCGCTCCCTGGCTGGCGTAGTCCCATCGACATGCTCGGCCCTCACACCAGCCTGCACGAATGCTTCGGTCATCTTGATCGAGTGAGCCACCGTAGTTGCGAAGCCGATTGTCCTACGGTCTTGCGCTAGAGTCATCCAGTTCTTAATCACCTCGGTTGTGACAGGCTCTACATCCATGAGAGTAGCGGCGGCATCCATGTTGAATTCGGAGCTACCTTTTTTCAACTCACCCAGCTTGTCCCTCACCCCCATGTCGATGATGTAGGTGCGCGGCTTCACCAGGAAGCGCGAGTCAATCATCTCTTGGAGCGTAACGATGTCTGCGACATTGGAGAAGATTGACTTCAATCCCTTGCCGTCACCGCGCTCTGGCGTGGCCGTCACGCCCAGGATCTTCACGTCTGGGTTGAGGTTCTTGCACTCAGCCACAATCTTCTTGTAGGAAGTGGACTCGGCGTGGTGCGACTCATCGATGACGACGATGTCCACTGGCTTCATCATGTCGAGGTTTCCAATCAGCGACTGCATCATGGCAAACGTGTGGCCGTCCTCGGCCCACCGCTTGTGGTCTGCGGCGAAGGTGGCCACCTTCATGCTTGGGGCTACCTTCTTGAACTTGTCTCGATTCTGCTCAAGCAGCTCGATGCGGTGCTGGAGGATTACGCCAGTCTTGTACTTTGCCGCGAGCGCAGACAGCGCGATGGTCTTGCCGAATCCCACGGTGGCCACTCCGATGGTGTTCCCTTTGGATTCAAGCGCGGCGTGGCAGCGGTCAACAAAGGTGACTTGTCGTGGTCTAAGCTGCATCTTTTTTTGCTGGGTTGAGGATTTTTGAAATCACGATTGACCCGCGAGCCGAAAGCCAGCATGCACATTTTGGAGATCCAATCTGGATCTTCTTGCCGTAATCGCATTCGATGTACCCAGCTTTGTGAAGCTCGATAACGGCATCTCTCATGTCAATCTCATCAACTCCGCTGATTTTGCCGAGGATGCGTTCGACTGTGATTCTGCCGTCTGCAACGCACATCAAACAGAGTGCGTGGATTGGACTGAAGTCGTCCTGTCTTGATAGCCAATTCGTGATTTGAATGGCGAATTCGATTCTTCTCATCTTTTTGTAAAGAGGAGCGTCCAGCAGTCAGTACTTCACAAGGAATCGCACGAGAAATACCCGTTCTGAGTCTCCTCAGACACCACCTCTGACTGCTGGACGCTGTATTTTGTAAGGATTTGGCAGCAAATGCGAGCGTAATCTCAATTCTGTCTGCATTTGCCGCCAATTTTTTTCAATCTATCAGATCAAAACGGGCATCCGTCTTTCCCTGGGCCATTTAGCCATGCTGGGGTATCTCCATTTTGACTTACTGGATTCGTAGCGAATGCCGTTGCGCGAGCCGCTGGATTGGGGGTTCCAGTATGAAGTTCCACCCACGACTTATGCGCTCCACCAGACAACGGGTTAGGTGTGAGCCATTCACTGACTTTGTTGCGGTCTGCGCGGCCATCCTCGCCCTTCTCGACCTTGAGCTTCACTGCTACGGTCTGGTTTTCGATGTCGTTAATCACATGGTGGATTCCACGGCCCTCATAGCGACCGTAAGATGCCTCATCTCCAACCTTGAAGATGCCGACTGCTTCGCAGATTCGGGTGAGAGCCAGGATTCCCATCTTCTTGCCACCTTCGCTGGCGAGTGGACAGAATGGATTCATAATCATGTCATAGACACGACGGCCTTCGTAGTTGCCGCCTACCAACCGAAGCTCGATGTCGAGGTAGGTTGCACCAGTTTTCTGCGAGGTCTTTACTTCGCGGACGATTAACACGGCCTTTGATAAGGTGGCTGCTGGGATAAGCGCAGCCGATTCTTGGATTCCAGATTTGGAGTTGAACATAGTAGTAGTTTGGTTTGGTTATTGGTCGTTTGAGACTGTTGTTGTTTGGATTGTGGTGATAATTTTCTCGTCGAGACGAGGGCCGTTGTGGATCTTGTTCATCAGATAGGCGATGTCTGGCGGCTCAATTGAGTCGAGTCGTCCAGAGCGATCCTTGGCTGGGAAGTTGAACTTGTTGTCCTGGGTGCAATAGATGCACCGCTGCTTCTTGCCGTCTGCGGTGACCACTGGCTTGCCGAGGTCATCGTAGAGGTAGTCGATTGTCATCACTTGATCGAAGATCCCGTTGATTTCTCGGCCAGTCTTACCGCCCTCGATCTGAGGAGAGTAGGACACGCGCTTGAGATCGTCTTCGACTCGGTCAAGGATGCCGACCACGACGATTGACTTGGGGCTGTGCTGGAGGTGAGTCAACCAACGCACCATTTCACGGCCAAGAAGCCCGTAGGCTCCTCTAGTGTCTGGCTTGCCATTCTTCTCGCTGAATGCCTCTGGCTGCGTCTGCGCCCACGAGAAGCACCAGCGCGAAGCCACGGTGATCGAGTCGATAAACACGGTGTCGTACTTATCCATGCTCCTAGGGTCACCGAACACCTCAACCACCTTGTCATAGACTGCCTGGGAGTAGAATCCACTGCGGTCTGCTGGGTCTGCTCCGCCGATGTAAACGGCCAGAGCGCGGGTCATCTCCCACGGGTGAGCGCCGATATTCTTGGCGAACTCCCGCACGTCAAACACGTCACCAGCCCATCCAGAGATAGCTAGGGTTCCCGCTTCAAGATCCACAAACAACGTCCTATCTGGAACGAGAGTACGAGCTTGGGTGGTTTTGCCGACACCGCTTTGTCCAAATAGGGCGATGTTGATTTTTGGACGAGCCTTTAGGCGGTCGTCAGCCTTTACGATTCCGTTCATTGTTGTTCGATTTTAATGGAGAATGGTGACAGTTTGACTTCGCGAGCCATCATGATTTCGCCCAATGCTGGGTGATCGCATTCAAGCAGGATGTTGTAATTCTTCTCTGGGATTGTGACCTTCACGTCAAAAATCTCAGCGGCATCTTCTGGGTGCAGCGTAGCGGCGATGTTCTTCAGCTTGTCTGAATCCCAATTGATCGTCTTGCGGATCGCTCCCTTGATGGTAACGCCGTCAACGTCTAGCTTGAACTCTCCATGCTCTTTCTTGTCTGTGAGCAACCGCTGTTCCATGATGGGCCATGCGGCAAATTCAAGTGCCTTGTCAATTTCTGTGATCTCGGATTTGAGTCCTGCGATCCTCTCCTCGATAGCCCTGCGGCTAGCGACCAACTCTTCGGTGTGTGTCATTTTTTATTTTTGGATATGCTGGTCAAGCACCAGCGGCTTTCCGATCCTGTCACCGAGTTCGACCAAGTCCATCAATTTCTTTGCAGGAATCGAGTCCCTGTAAATCCACGATTCAACGGTTCGATTCGATTCACGATTCAAGAAGTTTTTACTTATGAGTCGTGATAGTTGAGTCGCACCGCCAAAATGGTTGACGATTGATTTTGTTGCGAGCTTCGGTTTCATCGGCGGCGGTACTCTCTACTGCGAATCGCAGTGTGTCAACCACTTTCGAGAAATTATTTGGATTTTTTCTTGGTCAGAGCTTTAATCATTAGGATCACTGTGTAAGTGATTGCAGTTAAGAGAGATGTGATTCTGAGCCATTGCTCAACCTGAGGAAGAAATGATATGGTGACGGCCAATGAGTTCATTGCCGAGATGGATGCTGACTTCAACATGAATGAATAATGGTCGTCCATGATCTTATTTTGTGGCTTGAAAATGCATCGCGTCCCGCCCCCAGAATGCTCCTGCTGAAAGCCATCCTTCACGGGCAAAAATCTCCATTACACCGAATGGCATCGTAGCGCTTTCTGGCCATGCCTGGTTGTTTGAGTTGTTGCCAGCATCAAAGTCGATTGCTGCTCCCCACGAGTGGATTGACAGCGAGTTTCCTCCGCGCATCTTGCGGAAGTTGTAGCACCCATCGAACCGCTGAAGCATGTAGGCAAACTCGCTGTTGGCAAGGGCCTCGATGATGCGAAGGAGCGAGTCGGCCACATTCTTATTGCATCGAATCGTTTTGACGTGCTGGCCGTCGTACTTCACGCCGAACTCGGCCACATCCAGGTTGATGAGGTGTCGCTCGCCAGCCTCGCCGTAGAAGCGCGTCATGGAAAGCGTATCATCCGATGGCCATGGATTCGGCGATGGCATCAGATCATAAAGATGGATCTTGCATAAAGCCTTACTTCTAGGCCCCCATTCACCATCTGGAGTTGCTCCAATCTTAGATTGGATCTCTTTGATGCTCACTTATTCTTGAACGTGTTGATGGCTCCGACAGCGGCGATTCCAGCAGACAGGATAGCGGCAGATTGGTCTGGGCGCAGACCGATGCCGATTGCTGTGGCGAATTGAAGAAGTCCGCGCCAGGTGGATTCTTGCTTGAGGTAGGAAATTAGGATGGTTTTCATATCTTTGCGTGGTGAGATTAACGAATCTTGGCCTGTCTGCAAGCCTATTTGGTTGGCATTTTAGGCAACACTGGTGGGCCAGCGGCTCCCTTGACAAATGCCTCACTGACCGCTGGATGGTAAGCAGCCTGGATCAAGGTGGATGGAACAGCATATCCAGGCATCGTTGCTGCAAGCGCCCCCACTGCTGGAGCCACCGTCATCTTGTAGATGCTTCTTGCCAGTTTCCGCTCCGCTGTATTGGTTCCTGGCGCGTTGCGCTCGCCACGAATCATGTTGGCTGTCTGCCCGAAAAGATCCGAGATTCCACCGATTTCAGCACCGAGAAGAGTGGTTGCTGGATCGCGCTGGTAGCGAGCCTGGGTGATGGCATTGAAGATGCTGTCGTATGGGCCGAACACAGACGAGCGAGAGAGCGCGGCAGCGGCTCTTAGTTTGGCAATTTGTCCAGGGGTTCTGCGCTTGTCTTTGGCAATCCGCTCTGGATCTGCGTAAAGGTTCTCGCGGATCAATTGAACTGCATACTGGGTCGAGTAGAGCGCCACGGCTCCTTTCGCAATCTCCCCAATGATAGCTGCTCTCTCAGTTCCAGTCAGTGGCTCCATCTTGCCCTCGATCATCATCTTTCCAGTGATAGCTGCCTTACCCCTCACAAACGCCCGTCTGCTAACCTTATCGTGGAACTCATAGAGGTATCCGCTCAAAGAGTAGAATAGGCTGGCAAGCGGGTTCGTGGATGCCATTGTTTTCGATGCCCTGGTGGGGTCAAGAGCGCCGCCAGTACGCTTGAATAACGTGAGTGCATCGCGGAACTTTGCGGCTGCTGGGCTATCTTCCAGGACGAGATTCGACCAATTTGGTTCCTTCTCGAACCTGGCAGCGAACTCCTGCATCATCGGCAGGTCTTCTCTGCTGATTCCAATTTCTCTTAGGCTCTGCAAAGATAGACGACTGAGCGCACCACCTTCTTTGATTAGCTTGAGGCTCATGTTGATGAACGTCTTGCCTACATCCATGGATGCAGACATTGTCGCATTCGTCAAATCTGTCAGGAATGTTTTTTCATGGAACTGACTGACAAGATTTCCAAATAATCCGCGACCACTGAATGCGTTATTGATCGACTCACTACCCATCATGGCGTGCTGGCCGATTTTGATTTCACCAAGAGCTTCTGCGACGATGATGCTTTCAGAAGGTTTTGATCTTCGGATTAGTTTAACGAAATTTGACGCAGTCACCTTATTGGCCCGAACAGCCTCGCGTAGACTTCCAGCTCTCACGCCAACCATAGTTGGTTCTGGCAGCGATGAAACTGCGGCTCTAGCTAGGTAGGTGAGCTGGGTGAGTCCGTGAATCCCTTGCAGTATGCTTTGGCTTGTCTGATTGTCTGTGCCTTTTACGTTGAGATAATTTTTGATAGTCTGTTGGAACAATGGAACCATGTCACCGTTGCCTTCAGCTTCTAATTCAGCTCGAAGTTTTTTCCATCCACCAAGTGAATCAAATTTTCCATCTTTACCCATGTCACCAAGTAATCGAGCTTTAGTCACTGCCCTAGTTGCTGAAATAACTTCGTTTCGGATCATCTGAAACGGGTCATTTATCATATACTTCCGCAAGAAGGTTTCAGCTTCTTGGCCGAACTCACGCGCTTTGAAAATGTTTGGCGTGAGTCCACCTTCGTTGGAATAGAAGTCGTTTCCATCTGATGTTAGGCCGCGTTCGCCAGCCTCGATTGCAGTCAGGTATCGGTTAGCAAATTCTTTTGAATCCAGCTTATTGATTTCCTCAGTGCGCTTCAAGAATGCTTTCTGTTCCTTACTACCAGGGCCAGCCTTAGCGGCTTTTGCCGCGAGGATACGAAGCTCAGCTCCCCACTTTGCCTCATATGCCGATGCGGCATCTTTTAAGAATGCTGCTCGGTTTGCGAATACCTTAGTAGCATCCATGGATCGGCTCATTGAGCGTGGGCCAAGATCACCGATTTCGATGTTGTTTGCTTTGAGATAGCTGAGAACTTGTCCGCGAATTCCAGAGAAGAACTCCACGCTCTTCTTCAGTGTTGGGTTTTTAGCAAGCTCTCCATCGCGAGATGGATCAACTACATGCTCGATCACCCGCTCAAGGAATCCAGATTTTTTTGCGTCTGCAATGCTGACAAAGTCTGGAGATGCTTTGAGTTCATCGAGATGTCTTCCAAGCTGGTTGAGAAGTTTGGTTGAGTCAGTTTCCTGGAGAATGTCTGTGCTCACCATGTTTACCCCATCCTCACCTGGCTTCAGAAGAAAATGCTTGTCTGCATACGCTTTTCCAGCCTTGCTCTTCATTCCTGTCTGCACACCATCAGCGATGTCATGCATTCTTTTGCCCATATTGGTGAAGATGTGGTCGTGGATCGCCCTGGCCACCTTTGCAGCTTTATCCGCAGACAAACCGCTTCTTGCATCGCTGTAGATTTCATTGAGCTGAGCAACACGCTCACGCCCCCATGCTCCCCACTCCTTGGATGATGGGCTCTTGGATCTTGAGATAAGATCCTCCTGGGCCACCATTTCATCCATGATGCGATTGAAGTTCTTGTTGATGTAATCGGTTTGGTCTGGGAATTTCTTTATCACTTCTCTCTTGATTCCAAGCCGATTGCCAGCAACGCCAGTAGCATCCTTCATGGCCTCAGCCGCCAGACCAATCTGCACCTTGATGTCTGCATCTCGGCCTTTGGCAAGTTCCGTGACCTTCACTACATGGGATTTTAGTTCACTCTCGATTGCTTTGCGCTCTTCATTGGTGATCTTGGTATTTTTGATGGTAGCCATCGCAGACGCAATAGCCTGATTGATTGACTGACCAGCTTTGAGTAATGCCTTGAGAACCTGGAGCACCGCTTCGTATGCCTGAGCCCCAATGATGTCGATTGGCATTGAGCTTACTCGTCCCTTGTTCGATTTCTGATAGTTCTGTGCGGGTTTAATTTGCCCATCAATTGCATCAATGGCTAATTGAAGAATCCCTGGCTCCACTGGCTTGTCAAAATCGATGTTCCGCTGGCGAGAGTTGTTGAGCGCTTCATTGGCCTTGGCCTGCTCCGCAGCCTGCGTGATAGCTGCGCCATCGACTGTCTTCTCCTGCTGGAGGGCGAACGCATCCCCGCCTTCCTGTGGTTCAAGCAACGACCTGTTGTTGAAGTTCTTCACCTCCATTGGAGACTCACTTTGACTTCTAATCTCAGCAATCCTCCTTGGATCAAGAGGAGCGCCTTTAGCCAATCCTCTTTCTTTTGCCCACATAGCATTGTGGAGGTTTTTTTCAAAATCTGTGGCATTCTCTGGCAACTTGGGCTCAACTTCTGCAATCGCATTGATGCGTTCCTCAAGACTCATTGGCTTTTCCGCTGGAGCTGGCGTAACAACCTCTTCTGGTAAAGCTGGTTTGTTTGACTGGTTATATTTTTCAATATCAGCCCTAACATTTTCAATTGCTTTTTCTGTATTTAAAAGGGCCTGTTCTGTAACTCGAACCCCATTATTTCCATTACGCATACTCCATAGCTTATCTACGAGAACCCGTTCCTGATTGCGAAGCGATGAGATTGTTTTTGGGTTATATGGTTCAGATTTTATCGGAGTAGCAGCTTCATTTTCTAGCTTCGCCTGCTCCGCAGCCATCTGCTCCTTCTCCGCCGCAGTGGCTTCATCGTAGGCTTTTGCAAACTGCTCTTGGACAAACTGGTCTGGGGTTTGATCGACGTAGAGTTCATTAACGTCATCAGAATTCACCCGTTGATCGCCAAATTTCTCTCCGTCTTGCAGAACTGCGGTTTTTGATCCGTCTGCATTTTCAGTGGTGCTCACCACCTTCACCTCTTCACCGTCGATTACCATGGTGTCGCCTTTTTCAAGTGCGCTGACAGGGGTTGCTTCTTTGCCAGGAGAAGGCTCCATTGCCGATCTGCCGAAATTCATGGCTTGCTCCTCCATCTTGTCATAGCCAAAGTGCTGTGCCATGCGTTACTCAATAGGAACTGGGCCACCCTTAGAAATTGAGTCGAGTTCTGCCCCAAGTTTCGCCCACATCTCGCTGACAGTCATGCCGAGATTGCTGGCTACTGTTGATGGTGGGCTTCCAGTATTTCTATCTCCACCATAAACTTTCTTTAATACTTCTCTTGCAACTCCCGCTGGGGCTTCGCTTATTGGAATGTGATTGTCCCAATCGGAATCAGTCACTTTCTCAATTGATGTTGTCTTGAGCCTGGCGTTATTTCTTCTAAGTTTTTTAATTTGAGCCAATCCTTTCGGCGGCGCAACCATCCCCGCCTCAATTGCAGCTTCAATTACTGGATATTCACCTTGATTCTTTACGACGATGTCGATTGCCTGGCTCTTGATTGATTTTGGTCTGCTGGCGATCTGAGCTTCAAGAAGAGAGATTCTTCTTATGTCTTTTGGATCTACTTGTTCTCCGTTCGCCACTTTTTTGTTGTACCTATTTCGCAGGTTTTCTAGGTTTCCAACTAAAATCTCAGTTTTAATCGTGATACCTTTTTTGCTTACCGCTAGTGGCACTTCCCCCTCCCATTTTGGGATCGAGTTGTCGATGACTACTTCTTGCGGCTTTTCCCCGCTTGAGACAGCGCGATTGCGACGGCCTGCTTTTGGGGTTTTCCGTGGCTCATTTCCCGCTTGATATTCTCCGAGATTACTTTCTTGCTGGTTCCTTTCTTGAGTGGCATTTGGCTTAGTGGTTAGTGGTTCAGATGGTGCGGCCTCCCCCGTGATTGGGGGAGGCTCAGGTGGTGTTAGCAGGGCTTCCCCTTGCCCTTGGACATTGGTTTGCCCTTGGTCATTGGTTTGCCCTTTTGCATTGGCTTGGCTTTCATTGGTTACTATCGGTTCAACTGCAACGGGTTTCGCTGCGGAAGGTATTTTGAAGCCCTGGTCAGGCATGTAGATCAAATCTTCTTGATAGCCATGGGCTATTTTTGCTTTGGCTTTTAGTTCGTCACGAACTTTCTTGCCGTGTTCGATCACGGCAGCTTCATCAAGTCCAGCGTCTGTGATGACCTTTCTAAACTTGTCTGCGGATTTTGATTTCTTTCCGTTAATTGAATCATTGGCAAGAATGTATGCTGCGCGATCAAGGTCTGATTCGAATGTTAATGTGAAATTTGAATCTTTGTATCCATACCGTGGGGAGGATTTGGAAAGCTCTTTTGGAAGCGTGAATTTCGGTGTTTCAGCAGGTGCTGAAACTACAGGTTCTGCCGAAGGCGCTGGAGCTGGTGGAGCTTCCGCCGCGACTGGTGGTGCTTCTGCTGGTGCTGGAAAATTCTTGTTAAGCTGCTCAATTTTTTTATTTCTAAACAACTCTGCCGTTCTTTGGGCATTTCCTCTCCTTATTAGATTTATGATTCCATTAGCTTTGTCAACTGCCGCTTGGTATTCAGAATTGATTCTTGCCAGCTCAATATCCCTAGGAGAAAGAGATTCTCCAGTTTCTGTCTGCACTGGGGGCGCTTCGGTTTGGGCAGGCATGCTCGCCTCTTCCCTTGGCTTGATCTGATACTGCCTTTCCTTTGGCTTTGTCATGTTTTCAGGAACTTGCGCTCCTGGCATTACTGGTTCAGATGGATTAAAGATGCTCGCTGGGTTTGGGCCTTCCACCCCTTGGAAACCAACCGTCGGAGCTTCCACAACTGGCGGCATTACGATTGGGCCAGTTGGAGCTTCTGGGCCAAGGTATCCTGGACGAACAGACACTGGAGCAGTTGGTGCTTCTGCCGCTACTACTGGAACTGCTGCTTCAATCGGAACTGGCGTAGTTCCTGATTCGATTTGCGCCGTAACTACTGGAGCAGCCTCACCAGGCATCACTGGCCGCGCAGACGGGTGCATGCCGAGGGCTCTTCCTAGACGGTTTGGCTCGTTGAATGCTGCACCAAGCAACACATCACCAGCGAAGCTGCCTGGAGTTGGAAGTTGTCCGTGGAGGGCGTTCATGCCAAGGCTGAGCCCTCCACCGATACCAGCTCCTGCGGCCATGTTGATCCGAGCACCACTGATGGCGGCTCGTTCGGCTGCGGTGGCAGCGCCCTCCATCGAGCGAAGCGCCGTGCCAATTCCAGAGATGTTTGGCTTCATGGTAGCTACCATGGGAGCTACAGATCCAACCCATGATGATACTGGATTGGTTGCCATGTCGCGCTGAAGCGCCTTCTCGCGTTCTGCGGTCATTGGGTCAACCACTCCTTGACCCATGCCCCCTACAGCCCCTCCAGCTAGTCCACCGACAAGAGGAATCAGCATTGAGAGACCGCCTGTTTCTGGAGCTAATGCGATTCCAGCAGCCATACCAGCGGCAGATCCAAGTCCAGCTCCAATACTCTCACGCGCTCCACGCGCAAATGATCCAAGCATGGACGGGGCGTTGGCCGCTTCTGCTGCCGCCTTCTGTCTGCGCTCATTTCCTTGCCTGAAGATCCTGTCAATCGGATTCTCGGCTTGCCGTGGTGGCTGAGCTGCAAAAATCTGGGAAAGCTCTTGCTCGCTTGGGGCTGAGTCCCCTGTGAGCTTTAGAGATTGGCCAGTCGTCGGGTCGGTGACATTGTAGATTGGCATCTTATTGCGGAGTCACAATAAACCGTCCAACTTGTGTCTGTCCAGCATTTCCTGTCTGCATGTAATGATTCACAATATCCTTCAGTCTGGAACCTTCAGCTCCAAACATCTTTTGAATCTCTGGATCTCTTGCAGCATTCTGGATGTCCTTGATTGATGGGCCAGGGAATCCACCTTGGTCACCGCCAATCCCACCACTTGCTACTGGGCCAAGTCGATAAAGAGCAGTATCTAAAGCATTCTGATTTTCTTGCCCTCCAGCCATTGCAGTAGCAATAATTTGACTAAGTGGAATTCCTTTTTCCTTGGAAATATCATTTAGTGCGTTGATCGTTGTCTTGTTGTACTCAATATCTTTTGCTCGCTGAGCACTCTTTACTTTTGCTGCTGACTGTTCGGTAAGCGTCTGCGGAGGAGTGAAGGTGGCTGGCGCTGGCGTGGTTGGGGCTGTGACTGGGTTGGGAGCTTCAGGAGCAGCCGTAGTGGTTCCTGGAATTGCTGCTGGCGCGTTCGGCGATCCAGTCGGCGCTAGACCAGCAGCTCCTGGAAGCTGCCCATTTGGGAACATCATTTGCATGATTTGGCTGGTTCTGTCCATCCCGACCTTGGTCTTGTCTGCACGGATTTGATTGGCGATGTCAGCAGCTTCTGATGCGCTGATTGACTCCATATTGAAATCCTTTCCAGGCTCCATGCGTGGAGAACCAAAATATGGATCTGAGTACGACACAGCCCCATGGCGCTGAGACGCGATGCTGTCTGCGGTCATTGGGTCTACCCCTTGTCCCATCAACATTGCCATGCTTGTCTTGTAGGCATTTGCAGC